GCCGTTTTTTACGATCCCTGCGGGGGGTGTTATTGGGAATAATGCCATAGCCTTATTGTATAAGACCTCGCTTTATTAGTCATTAACTAGATGGTGGTATTGGCCATTCTCCCAATGGTCTAACAGGCGGTTCAGAATCGTTGTATGTATACAAAGCTGCTAATTCATCCACTGTAGTGCAAGCATCAATTTTGCTTTGCATATCTGCTGCTGTGCTTCTGACATCAGTTCTAAAGGTAGTCCAATCAGCAGGAATCGCTGTACCAGCTTCAGTCTCTCTGACCACATACCAATCGTTAGGCTGTAATAAACCATAGGCTTGATTGATAATCACTTGATCGTGATTCCATTTAAGACCATGAGTTACATCACCAGTATCAGGATCAGTTGTATCGTTTAAGTTTTTAGCTGTAGCTGTACCATAAGATGCAGTTACCACATCATTAGCGAAATCAAAAGATTGATTCGTGTTGATGTAATAACCTGGGTCTTTATAGTTGCTGTTATCGACAACAACTTCATATATACCAATGGCCTCAAGCTCATCGCTTGACCATAGCATAAAGATATTTTGTGGATAAGATACATCCCCAATGGTGATTGCTTTAGGTCTTGTATAGACCTGTGTTACTGAATTGTTTTCTACTAATGCCCACATATTAATTCCTATTATATATTATCTTGCTGTTGTTGGTATACCTGTTGAGGTGGTAAATGGATTTTCTGCAAATGCCATGTAGATATAACTGCCTGAACTTTGATTAAAAATACTATGATTGCTTGCAGGTCTAAATCCATTAGATAATAAATCTAGTGTATAAGTGCTAGATTCTGCGTTTGTTAAATCAGCAAATAAAGTTTCAGTGCCACCATTATATCCTCTTTTATTATCTACAATTCCCCAATCGTTTGCTGCATCTGTCCTTTTACAAATAACAAGAGCTGGTTTAAAACCTGTATAAACAAATGGAGAACCACTACCAGCACCTGTATACTTGCCAAACTTGCTGTAGCCTTGTTTTTCTGCGAAGCAGTAGGCTACATATTCTCCACCATTTATATTGAAATCAGTTGAAGTTCCTATTGAATATACTGATGTAGTAGGCTCAGTAGTTGTCCAAGTTGCAGTAGGATTAGCAGCAGCAGCACTGGTTAAGTTCAAGTTTAAGTATGAAGTTCCAGTAGAAACGTGTCTAACATACCAGCTTATTGCTCCGTTCCTTTTCTTTAACAAAATTACATCAGGCTTTGCACCGAGACCATGCCCAATTGTTGCTGTTGAACCTGCTGTTGTATAAGTAACAATACTAAATCCAGCATCTTGATTGGCTTGAACTGTAGAAGTTATAGAACCATCCGTATTACTAGCTGTCGTACCACCATTGGCTTTCCACGCCCATGTAGCCTGTGCTACTGAATTAGAATTAAAAGAGCTATCACCACTGCCATAGGTAATTGAATTGCTACCTATTGCAGATACATAAGCACTACCAACCCCATACTCCGCAGCACTACTTTCAGAAGCAAGATAATTAGCAATTCCTATACTAGTATCAGTTTGATGCCAACCATTAGTGTCATTTGGTTCTTTATGCCAAATCCAATCTGCTTGTAAATCACTATTACCATCAAAGGTAATTTCATTTGAACTTGCATTACCAGTCCATAATTTAGTCTGAAAATATGCAGAAGGGTCATCTATATTTGTATAAGCCATTATCCGTACTCCGCTAAGTTTTTAGTGCATAAGGCGTAGTAGCCTGATGGGGGTGCATATTCAAAAGTTCCGTAGCCGTTTTCGTCTGTGTTGCCTGATGCGATTGACATACAAGTATAACCACCAAAATTAACTTTTACAGATTGTCCTTGATAGACTGTAAATGCAGGCATACAAAAATTATCCCAATCTGCATTATTGAAAGCATAAACAGAAGCACCAGTTTTAGAAGCACCGCTTTCAGGATCGCTGCTGTTTCCCCAAGTTCCATTTACACCAAAATATATAGCTTGATTATCAAAATCTAAAGCTATCATTACCTTATCATTTGCTGAAGGTGCGGCAAAAGTTGCATCTCCGTTATAGACTTGTCCGTTGTCAAAATACCAACCTACAGCTGTTGTATTTGCAACATTTCCTAAATAATACTTGGCGGCAGAATTATAGGGTATGTAAAAATCTTGTGAATCCGCTACTCCAGCAAATACATTGTTTCCATCGCTTGATGCTCTTTGAGCTTCCCAATACCATTTGCCTTTAGTAATACCCATAGTGGCAATCATGTTACACCAACTTGACCCTCCATCTGTTGTAATTTTAGTTGCCCCTTCTTGATTTTTGATATTTCCATCAGTTCTATCCAACACATTCATAGTACAAAAGCTGTTGGTTGGCGAATCCTGAGCTTGGTCGGCTGCTGCTATGTTGGTTTCTGTAAAGTCTGTACCACCACTAGCATCATTGCCCATGTTAGAGCCATCTTCAAAGTCTAAATAAAATCCGTTAGTGCCTGATGCTACACTAGATACATCTATGGGTTTCCAAATTCCTGTATCGCTATCTGTTTCACCAAATTCTGTAGGTGCTGATGCTGTTCCATCTTGATGGACAATTTCTGTCATATAGCCACAAAAATATGAACCGCCATCTACACTATTATAACCTATAGCTTGTTTTTGAAAATTTAAGCCTAAAGTTCCGTCTTCACTTGGATTATTTGTAGTACTAAAAGAAGTTTCTTGTACTCCATTTATATATAACTTTATTCTATTGTTTGCTGTGCTTTGCGTTGTATCAAATGCAATAACTATGTGATACCAAGCAGAGGTGTCTCTAAATACTCTACTTGTATTTCGCCAAACTGTAGATCCACCTGCAATTCTTAAAGTATCATCAGCTTGAAATCTAGCAAAAGTTCTTCCATCGTCATTGTCAGTATTGCCATAAGTAAATAAATATTGAGCATTAGTGATTTCTGTTCTTTTAATCCACATACTTATAGTAGCAGTTGTTCTACTTCCAGCACTAGATACATCTCTTGACAGTTGTTCAGAGTTATCAGCTTCAAACTTCAAAGAGTTATCAATCTCATACCCACCAGTAGATATACTTCCTCTATTTGCTGTACGCTGTAGTGTTTCCATTAACTGTCCTCTGGATTAGGTGCAAGAAATCCTATTATAATCCAAGTCGCTAAAAATAATTCAAGCATTATGCTTGTGCTAGGTTTTGAACTCTGCCGATTTCTTGCCAGACTGATCCGTTGTATCTAAAACTAAAGATGTCTGTTTTGTTAGCTGTAGCAGTCACCGTAGGAGCTGTACTAGCTGCAAATTCAAACACTGTGTTCCAGGCTATTGTTCTTGGTGTACCACCTTGGGCCAGTTCTACAGAGATGATTGCACCTTCTACAGCATTACTTGGTGCTGAGAAAGTCGTGTTTTCTGTGGTGACGTGATAAGCATTTGCTGCTGCTGTTGAATCCCAAGCTACTGTGTTAGAGCTTGAGGTAATTGCAACTTGAGTAATTTTTGCTGAAGTTGATGCAGTTGCGACTGTAAAGATTCCAGTTGATGCTGAGTTAGCACCAATGGGTGCGCCATCAATTGCGCCACCATTAACATCAATAGTAGTAAAACTTGCTGAACCAGTTGAGGTTAATGTTCCTGCAACTGTTAAAGTTTTGCCAGAGCCAACATTGAGGCCCACACTTGCTCCGTTTCCTGCACTAGCAAAAAGACCATCTAAAGTATCGAGGTCGGTGTTTAATTTTCCACCCCAGGTATCGGTGGATGCACCGACTTCAGGTTTTGTTAAGTTTAAATTCGTTGTAAATGTATCTGCCATATTGTTATGCCGCTTGTTCTTTTGTTAATTGAGTCCATGTAGTATCGGGATTCTGTATCACTTCCCATTTTAGACCACCACTTGCTGAAAATCCACTTGTTTCTTGACCAGGGATACCACCTGTTACTTTACCTCGGTCTATTTGTCTACCTAAAGCAGTCATGTCTGAGGTTTCTGCACCTGTTGCGTGTGCTGAAATCGTATATCGACCAACACCTGTCATCGATGATGTTTGAGCTATGGTTGCAGTTGTTTTATCAATCTGCGTTCCAATAGCAGTCATGCTAGAGGTTTGAGCAATCGTTGCTGATCCTAAATCAATTTGAATGCCAACGGCACTCATGCCACTGGTTTGTGCTAGGGTTGCAGATCCACGATCTACCTGTCTACCAATTGCAGACATACCAGATGTCTGAGCAATGGTTGCAACACCACGATCAAGCTGTCTGCCTATAGCAGATGCACCTGATGTCTGTGCTATTGTTGCGGATGCTTCTTGATACTGCGGAGTGCCATAAGCGGCAATTCCGAAGTTGTATGAGCCATAGCCTACTGAGGCCATGGTCTTAGGCTAATGTGATGTCTAAATCACCAGCGTCAAATCTAAATACATCACCATTGCTTACAACTTTAGATGTATCTAAGTTTGCATAGGCAAGTAAGTTGCCGCTAGTTAATGCATCCATGATTCCAACCGCAACCACAGTTCCGTAATCGGCTGTAGCTGTTGGATATTCAACTGCCGCAGCACTTGTTGCTGTAGTAGGGTTTGTTCCTGAAACAGTAAAAGTAGAGGTTTGTCTTGCATAAGCTCCACCTGTTACTTCAGTACCACCGCCAGTATCAGTAGGTGCTACTGTATACAAAGCAACATAATGTGTTGTTGGTGCTGTATAAGCAACTCCACCAAATACATGGTCAAGTACCTTGTCTTCTAAATAATCACTAAATCCAGCCATTTCATATACTCCTAGTTATTACCAAAATAATAATTGTTTTTGCGTTGTTTGCCGTATGTTCTTCTTCTTTGCATTAAAGAACCTTTGCCAAACTCGGCTTTTTCTTGCTCTAGTCTCATTTCTTCCAGAGCCTTCTCGAACTGTGCTGTAAATAATGGCACTCGTTCGTCTTCCATTAAATAGATTGAAGCGTGTTTTAGTGATCCGTAAAGATAAGCATCTGGATATCCTGTGGATAAAAAGTTGCTAGTATTAGAATCGCTCAATGAGTCAATCTTTCCGTAGTAGGTTAATTGTACTGTATAACTTCCGTCTGGGGTAGGTGCAAATTCAATTGAATCATCAACCATTGCAAAATAAATAGGTTGCCCTGTTATGTTGTCATTAGACTTTCTGTACACATCCATGGACTCAATAGACTGTTGAAATAATGGTGAAAAATTATCGCCATCAATTTGTAGGTTAATTGCTTCTAACCAGTCGGTTGGTACTGCAAGATATTGTGTTGCTAGTGTTGCAGTAGCACGTTTAATCATGCCTTTAACTCTTAGTCTGCGGTTAAATTCTGCTTCTGTGCTATCAATAAATGAATCAATCACATCTGTTAAATCTGAACGATTCAGATAACTTGCGATATTAGATTTTAATTCTGCGTATGTCATAGTTTACCTTGCCATGTTCTAAAAACTTTATTGTCTGAATTGTTTAACCACCTTCTCCACTGTTTCATATCGTTCGCCCATCCTTCGCGACAAGCTCTTTGATAAACCACCATTGGAACTTCCGCAACATGGCGAATGTCCTTGCCAGGCTTATTGTCTGCAAGAATTTTGCAATGCTCTATCACAGGCTGAATGTCTTGAGTGGTGTGGAAGATATCTTTATTGTCTTCGGTAATAAACTCGTTGGTTAATCCAGTCTTATGATCGATAACAGTTCTTTTAGTCATTGGCAAATTTTAACACAAAAAAAAGGGATGCCGAAACATCCCTTTAAGGTTATTAACCGAGAACTTAACTTACGTTAAGGTCAGCAACTAAACCATGAGCAGCTTCGTTGGATACTTCTAATCCATACTCAACTACGATCATTTTAGTGACTGCATCACCGATTGTTGCAATGTCAACTGTTTTGAAATCACGCAAGTAAGATACTTTTGCCATTTCAGGATCAACCAACAATAAAGATCTTTCTCTTGATCTGTTTGATGGAACTATTTTTAGCTCACCAAAGTCAGAAGAGTAGATAGATACTGATGCTTCAACAGTATTAGCGTCAATCATTTGTCTTGCTTGAGATCTACCTGTGAAACCAGAGATAACTTGTTTGTTATGTGGCCCACAAATTGCTAATGATGGTTCGCCACCACTTTCAAAGCAATCTTGTAGTACAGACTTCAATAAGGCTTCTGTAAGATCCCTTTGAGTTCCGTCTGTTGGAGCTGTTCCACCGCCAGTAGGAGTTGATCCTGCTGCGTTGTTAACATTAGATTTCATCCAAGATTCAAAAGCACCAGTCTTACGAGCAGTTGTCGCATTACCAGTAGTTTTTCCATTCTTTTGACAAAGAGCTTCTTCCATATCTCTCTTTAGAGCTTTAGACATGATAGCTAGTTGGTGAGCCATTTCTGATCTCTTACCAGCAGGGTCTGAAGACTCTTGTGAGCCTGATACAGTTGCATCTCTTTTTGAGATCATAGCAACATTGCTAACACGACTTGTGCCAACAGCAGCAGATCTTGAAAGTTCAAAACCTTCTAATTCACCAGTTGAGACTGGAGATGCTAGATCTTCTGTTTGCCAATCAAAGACAACATTCCTAATACTTCTTTTTCCAATTGAAGACATAAACGGAGTTTGCATTGGAGAGATGTTGTAAATGATATTACTTAAATCTTCTCTGTCTGAACTCGCGCTGTATGTATCAAATGCGTTTGTTACTTTAGCCATTATATTTTCCTATAAAATTATTTTAAAAATTGTTCAAAAACTTTAGCAGCATCCTGGACTTTTCCAGTTTTTGCTAAAACCTGTTTTGCTCTTTTCGCTGGTGCTACTGATTTTTTTCTAGTAGTCGTTCCGGGTCGGGCCACTCTTGCGGGTGCTTTCTGTGTCGGTCTTTTCTTCGTGGCTTCAACTGTTTTAGAGTTTAACCAAGCGTTTCTTAAACCAAGCAAAGCACGATAGTCATAAATTGCATCCATCTCTTGAACTGAATAGCCCAAAACATTAATACCATAGTCACGAATTGCTGATTTCTCTTTCGAGGCAATCTCTGCATTTTTCCATTCTGGTATGATTTCAAGAATCTTTTGCTGCCCTTCTTGCACTTGTTGTGCAATTTGTTGTTGCTGTTGAGCGTAGGCTTCTTGTTGAAGTCTTTGCTGTTCAGCACTAACGGCAGTTAGTTTTTCCTTCTTTTCATCCCAGACTTGTTTTTCGCGAACGTATGCTATCGGATCATCATTGTATAAACTATCCCAATCTGGTTCGTTTACCAATTCGCCCTTTAACTGGGCTTCCATCTTCGGTAACAACTGTGCGTAAATCGCATCTCTTTGCTGAAGCTCTTGGGCTTGTTGCTCAATCGTTTTTCTTTGATTAGCAAGTTCCTGTGTCTTCCGCGTGTAATCTTGTTGGCGTGAATAACCATTAAGGAGTTCGTCCTGCGTGACCTCTATCTCATCGCCATCAATTGTGACTTTGTAGACGGGTTGCTCTTCTAACTCTTCAACTTCCGTTTCTTCTTCACCATCTTCTTCGTCATCGTATTCGAGTTCTTCCTCATCGACAAGCTCTTCGTCTTGCTCTTCAAAGTCTTCAACTTCTGGTTCGATTGACTCTTCAACTTCCTCTATGACTGCTTCTTCTTGCGTGTCCTCTTCAGGGGCTAAGAAACTTTCAAACGCTGAGGTGGTTGATTCACCATCTGTTTGTAAAGCAGTCGGTTTTCCGTTATTGCTCATATAAATACTCCTATTTTGTATTTAGGGATATTTTAAACCAATAATGTAGAAAAGGGAAAGTTTTAGGCTATGTTACGGATTTTGTTGATGTTGGCTTTTGTGAGTTTTCCTTTCTCAGCCATGATGCGTAGGTGTCTTTCTACTTCAGGAAGAAGTAATAAGGATCTGTGGAAGTCTTCTCTAACTGCAACATCATCGATGCCACGAGAGTTTAACCAGTAAGTTATGTATTCGTTTTTAAGATTTTCTATTGCTTCTTTAAAGACATCAGAATTTAAAATTCTTTCGGCTTCTGCTGCTTTAACTACTTCTTCGTGTGTGATTGACATTTATACTAAGTTAAATAAACCTGGTTGT